GGCGGTGCATTTTGAATGTTTTGTTGTTTACCTTTCAAGGCTAACCGTTCCGCCATGATTTGTTGCGGTGAAATCTGTACACCTAGCGTTTGCAAGTACATGCTCAACGCTTCCGCCGGCATATCGTCTAAGCTGCCACTAACACGCAATTCTGGTAATGCTGGTTTTTCTGCCGCTTCTTGCATGCGTTTCTTAACCGTTTCTTTTTCTGGGAAGTCCATAAAATCAAGAATGATATCCATAGGAATGTCAACGCCGGATTTCTTAGCTTCCAATAATTGGTATAGGTTAGCACGTCTTGCCGTTGCACTTGCTTGGCTAGTACTAATTACAATATCAAAATCAAAGGCGGATAGATCATATAGTACTTGCTTAATAGGATTACCTTCCGCATCACGCTGCGGTTGACCTAGTACATCTGTTAATATTTGTTCTTGCATAGGTTGATTTAAACCCGGTGCAATCTGTACGAATTCTTTTTGCCCGTCATCGCCCATAATGCGCATTGCTTTTGCCTCATTATAGAATTGTGGAATTAAACCCGGTGCGTTTTTCTCACCCCATAATAGTTTAACGATTTGGCGTTCTGCTTCTTTTGATTGTTCAAAGATACCAGCCGTTTGAACTGTTGTTACAGATTGGCGCAAATCGATTGCCTTGCCGCTCATACTGCCAACGCTACCGCTTAGACTTTCCGGAGTGATACCGCTGATAGAATAGAAATCATTGCTTGATTGTTGTTCAAGCGCCATATTAATATTGCTATCCATTGCCGGAGTACCGTCCATGAACGTTACACCCGGAGGAAGATAAATATTCGCGCCCGGTTTAGTACTATTATTTTTAATATCACGCTTAACTTGTTCGGTTAGTTGACCTTGCCAGAACTTAACGCCTAAAGATTGTTGATTAACAACGTGCATGCGTTGGCTTCGGTTTTTGTTTAACTCACGTTGCGCATCTTTAATATCACGCACTACGCCGGCTGGCTCTAGTTCATCATCGACCAATTCGCCGGTATAATAACAATATTCACGCACTAACGGAAATTTACCATGTTTATAAGGACTTTCGCCTTCTTCAAGTAGTACATCATCGGCGAATGTCGCATATCTGATTTTGGTATCTGGAATACTTGTAGGTTTCTTGCCTGTAGCCATTAATACAACAAATAACGGGTTAGCTTCATCAATTAACCCTTCTTTTGTCATGAATACATTTCTTTTACCGTATTCTTTATACCAGTACTGCACTACACGAATTTTATTGTAATTATTGTTGTACCATAACGCCTCACCGTCCACGGTTTCAACTATGCCGGCTTCCTGTTCGGTATCATCGTATTTATGTTTAAGTGCATCAATTTCATTGACCTTATCGGGGTACACTTGCTTTAGTTTCGCCGTGCTTTCCCAACTATAACGACCAACATATTGCGCATCGCTTAAATCATCTTTTTTACATTCTGGATCTATAAACGCATCGAACGGAGAAACACGTTCAATTTGAATAGTGCCGTCTAACTTTGTATAGTCAAATTCATAACTTACCCAGTAATTGGCTAAACCGCAAATAATCTTATCGCGGAAACATTTGCCCTTATTGCGTTGATAATTCGCACGGTCTAAACAGTATTTTGTAATACCTTTAGCAATACGGCTAATTCTATCATCTTCTTCAGAACGTGGTAAAAAGTCCGGTTCTGTTTCGTTCTGTGATGCATAGCCGCATAACAGATTAATAACCGGTCTAATTCTGTTAATTGTAATTGCTGGCCGTCCAGCTTCGCGCATTTTCTTTAAATCGCCGTCTTGCCATTGTTTACCTTGCATAAATGCAAAATCTTCGGCAGCGGCCTTGCGCCATTCTGACGTGGCAGCTAATGCACTTTTTACATTTTGTTTTGCTTCGTATATATCGAAAGTTTGTTCTATGTTCATTACTCCACCATTTCAGAACCATATATCATATCGTACATTTGCTCTAGCTGCCATTGCGGCATCGCTTTGGCGAATTCTGCTAGTTGTGCATCTGTATATTTTGCCGGAATAATAACGCCCTTTTCTTCACGTTCGCCGTATTCCGATTTAAGAACCTTAAAGGCGTAATCACGCAACGCCCTTTCACTCATACGCCCCATGCGCTTATATCTCCTTCGCTATCGTCAACATATCTATAGCCGTCATTAAATGGCTTATCTGGTTTAACTGACTTAACCGGTCTTGCCATACACATATAACGCACCGCATCATACGCATGATCTTCTTGCTTTGTATCTACATCTTCGACTTTGATTTTGTCATAAGTTAAAGCTGGTAACGTGCGTATTAGGTGTACGCAATTACTAAATATCTTTAACTTACCTTCTTTTAACCGTTGATGTACTTGCATAAGTCCGGCTAACCTATCGTTATCTGCCCTAGTCCAATACACGCCTTCCGTTGCAAATATTTCCGCAATCGTTGGCCCGTCATGGCCTGTTCGTTGCCATATTGCGGGGTCTGCTACACCTTGATAGTCTTTCAAGTGTTCTATCTTTTGTGCTACTTCCCTTGCCGTTTCCTGTGTACCAGTATCCGGCATACCCGGCTTACAACCGTAAAATTCGCCAGTAATATATAAAACGTCGTCATAATCAACCGCTGCGGAATATACTGCATATGGTTTCGTATAACCCCAGTCCATTGAACGATATCGTTGCCAATGATGCGGTATTTCAAACGGTTCTATTACATGCTTATCGGTGCGGAATTCTGTAAATACTTGACCTTCAAATATATTCCAGTCACCGTCTAAGTATGCTTTACGTAGTTTTTCTGGTAATGTATTCAATGCATCTATATAACTTTGTGATAGATGCGGGTTATCGCTTGCCCTTGCTTGGATATACGCTATCTTATCGGCGAATGGTTGCATTTCTTTTGTAAAGTTTCTATCAATGAATAAATCCTTAACCCACATATGACCCTTGCCACCCGGATTAGTTGCAGCGATTAACTTTGTATCACTTATACCAGTCCAACGTAACCGCATACGCAAGAAATCGAACACGTCGCGACTATTCAAGGTTAATTCATCAATAGCAATAGCAGCAAATTCACTAGAAAGATATTTGCTAGGTTTATCAAGATTACGGAAACATATCACGCCGCCACCTAATTCATCGTTTAATGTGAATTCATGGTTACTTTCTTTATAGGTTCCTAACCATTCCGGAAACTCCATTTTGATTTTGGATATTTGACGATCATCTAAACTTGGGTAATCTTCACAAAACAACCCAACGCGTACGCCTTTAATTCCTGTTTTTATGAACCAGTCAATTAAAAGCCAAACTAAGCCCCAGCGGAGTATATACGATTTACCACCACCAGCAGCGCCACCATATAGTGTATATATGTTTTGCTTAACTGCCCGTAAGAATTCCTTTTGTTTAGGTGTTGGCCGTATTACATCGCGAAACAGATTTGTTTTACTCATCTGGCTCACTCAATTCATTATTATCAATAACCAATTTAACGGCGCTTTCTGTTGTGATTTCCTGTTGTATCTTATCGCGCCATTCTTTAGAACGTCGATTTTTAAGCCAGAAAATCATAGCCGTTGTATTTCCTTCAAGTGCTGCTTTATACAATGCATTTTCAACTTGTATGTCTGCTTCATCTTTCCCTATTTTTAGGGCGTTCGATATTTTGGGCGACTTCTTGCGCCACTCCCACAGGGTAGAAACAACAATATCCATATTGCTGGCAATCTGTTCATTTGTTAAACCGTTGCGCGCCCAACCTTGTAAAAGCAAAATCTTTTCTTCTGCTTCCCAGTCTTTATATGTTGTTTTAGCCATTGTTTCACCCCCTATCGTAGTATGTTGTTATCTTTTGCTTTCATTCTGCCATGTGATCGCGTACAAATTCCGGCGACTTGTTTAGATGCGTGTTTGCTAGTGCAGTACGTTTGGCATAATCCGTCATAATATATTTCGTTGGCCGTACATTTGCCGCCTTTGTTATTAAGACATTTTGATTTTGTACATATTATATTCACTAGCTTTTCACCACCTTTTCTTTAATCACTCAAAACCGAACACGCCGCACTAAAAGATCATTGCAATCTATGAAGGTGATATCTCTTAAAATAAAAAATGTGCATTATGTTCAGTTTTCAATAATTAAATGTTCCTTTTATGCAAAAAATGAGATATATCGCCGTGGATATACCTCATATTCTGATAATTTTATTCAATTTGTTTGTATGTTCTATACAATACCGGCAATCTATGAATTCGTACAAGCAGTTATGTTATTAGGAAGTACATATTTAACAAGGATTGTATGGCATGTGTTCGTGTTGAAAGGAATTTTTGGTGCCGGTACTGTATACAACACGCAAGGGGAACGGCCCAAAGTTCCCCATGTGTTGCATCATCTAATAGGAGAATTAATGTCAATGGCTTTTAAGCATCATATGACAATATAATTATACTATATATGGCGTTTCCGCCGGTTTCCGATATAGTCCGATTTAGTCCGACTTATACCGTTTTAGCAGTGTACATACACGCGTAATATGTATGGTGTAAATAATACCCTACTTGTACAAGGCCAGCCGTTTTTAGTTCTGCTGCTTGCGACTTTTCTAGGTCTGTAAAATACCGCGCATGCTTGGCGCTTTTGCCGTCGATGTATTCACGTAACAATAAAATATTTGTTTTTCCTTTGGTGCATGTGTTGATGATATCCGCCGCGGTTTCCCGTTCATCAATCAATGCGCCTATTTCTTTGTGTACAGCATCGCGCTTGCTTTCTAGCCTTACAATTTGTTGTTCTAGTCCGCCCGGTGTTCCGCCACCTGTTAGGCGTTCTTTGGAATAGTCCACGGCGCCTATGGTTGTAATATCACTTTGTAGATGCTTTAGATCTTCTTTCAACGAATTAATCTTCATTGTGATTAATTTAATTGGTTCTAAATATTCTTTCGCCAATTCCCTGTATTCTTTATCCGTCATATTTCCCCCGTATGGTTCATTATCGCATGTTCTTAACTGTTTCCCCTAACATGTTTAAATAGTCCTGTAAATTGGTTTTAATCGCTTCGTTTACTATTTGGATATTGTCAGTTGTTACATAGCTGGCAATTAGCATTTTGTACATGGCATCTTTTGTAGGTACTAATATAATGATCATGCCACTAATTGCAAACGCCACAAGCAGTATTGCGGCTTTTGATTTGTTCGCGCGTATACCTTCCCTTGCTTGTTCGTCAATGATATACAAGATGATAAGCGCTAAAGTCGCAAACGCCAACGTGATAAAAATAAGATTATTAACTACATCTAAATTATGTAGTACCTCAATCAAATACAAATACATCGGGTTAATAATAGGCATACACATTTCCCCTTTCGCCTACTAACATTATATCAAAGGGGCGTTTATTTCACCCCTTATCCACTACACCGTAAATAACGATACTAGCTTAAATAATGCTACAACTAACGAAAATACCAATGCAGCATCAAACAATAATTTAATCATGATTATTTACCCGTGCTTCCAATGCCACCAGTACCGCGCGCCGTTTCGGTTAATTGTGTAACCTCTAACAACTTCAATGCGCCTACTGGTACAAGAATACCTTGTACTAACCTATCGCCCTTTTGAATTAAATACGCATCATCGCTGGTATTGTGTAATATCGCTTTAATTTCGCCCCGATAATCTGCATCAATCACCCCGAAGGAATTCGGAATAATTAACGGCGTTTTACTCATGCTAGATCTAGGCGCCAACATTAACATATACCCTTTTGGAATTTCTACCGCTAACCCCAACGAAACATATTGCGTTTGATGCGGTTCTATTACTACGCCTTCTGGTTGATAAAAATCCATTCCGGCAGCATCTTCGCTGCCAACTTTCGGCAACAATACACCGGGTAAACACCGTTTAACTTTAATGATATCCGCATTGTATCGCTTATCACCAAATAGGAACCGTTTAATATTATTGATTACACCCATTTCAAATACCCCGCATTTCTTAATACCACTTTTACGCCGTAGGTTGTAACACATAGCCGGCGGCTAATTGCCTTTACGCTTAAACCGGCTTTTCTTAATGCAATGATTTTTTCTTTATTCGCTTCCCGCCATTCTTCTTGGTTTCCGCTAGTCTTTAGGCCTATTTGATGTAGTGCTTCGTCAATGTCAATTTCTGTAAAAATCACTACACCCAACGCCAGCCAATTTTGACAATTAAACGGAACCCCGGAACCGCTTGCGTTACTCATTACTGTATTCATTGACGTTTTCCCCTATTTCAATAATTGTTCTAGTACGGCGTTTCGCCTATCCATAATGCGAATTTCTGCCCGCGGGTTTTCTTTGTCAATGCCAGCGATGCAGCTTTCACCATATGAACATATCCATTTATCATCGTCTATTACCTTGGCTTTTGCCAGTATGTCGCTGGTTGCCTGTAATAGTCCGATTAAATCCGGCCAACTTCTTTTATTTGGAAGATAGTATTTACATTCAACAACAACAATGCCAGATATATGAAGTTTCTTGCCAGCTAACTGCCATAAGCAAGCATCTTCATAGCTTCTATAGGCTTCTGACGGAATATAACCCCGTTTATTTCCGTGTTTCACTATTTGCCCGTGGTTCTTTTTAGTAATCGGGCGACCTTTAAATACTATGTCAATTACGCTCATTTTCTGCTAACCTCACATCACATGGTGCTGCGCATGTAACCAACCCCAATAAACCGTTACTCCAGCTTGTTGCTCCGGAGTTATAATACCAAACTGCACCTTTGCTATATCGGGAGAAATACCGCTTACATTCACCGTATGGCTTTTTTACAATGATAGGCGTATCAACTGGAACCTTATCCCATTCCACAATGCCCAATAATGATGCAATAGAGTATTTATCGGTTTTAGGACTCAACCCCAGTACACGGCATGGAATACGTGGGGTATGATCGCGTACTTTAAAATTGCCGCCGTTTTCGATAAAGTCCGGGTTTACAAAATAGGCATATACCCCGATGATTTTAATATCTCTATACCCTTCTTGGTGCATTTGTTCTAATAGCCATTTTTGCTCATTCGTCATTTTTCACTACCTCCATAATATGACGGCCTATTTCTTCTACAACGTTTACAGTAACGGCATTGCCAGCTTGTTTATACAACTGACTATTACTATTTACCGCTGCCGCTTTGTTAAACTGCTCATCTGTAAACCCTTGTAATTTCCAGCACTCTTTAGGCATTAATTTCCTAATGCGTATTTTTTGATTTTCTGGGTTTACAATTTTATATAATCCTGTTTTTGCACCCATTCCGCCGCCTTGCGACGATAAAGTGCAGCTTATATCGTTCGGATCATAAACCCTCATTCCTTGCGAACCGCCTATAATCTGGTTAAGAATTGCTGCGTTTGTTCTTCTGATAGGTAAAAGGCCGCTGGTGCATCGTTCTCCAACACGTCCAACAATGTACACTCGTTCTCTATTTTGTGGTACTCCGTAGTCTTTGGAATTGTACACTTTCCATTCGACACTATACCCTCTTTCTGCCATTTCACTAACAACGGTGAGGAACCCGCCCCCCCGTCGATAGATAGCAAATTCTTAACGTTTTCACACATAAGCCATTGGGGTTTATTTTCTTTGCACTCATCAATTAACCTCATAATTTCATAAAATAGACCGCTTCTAGTACCTTCTTTAATGCCTTTTTGTTTACCGGCGATACTCACATCTTGGCAAGGAAAACCAAATGCCCATAAATCTGCAGTTGGTAAATCCTTTCCCTTAACTTTTGTTACATCATCACCAAACCATAAATTATCTGTATCGTACATTGCCCGGTATGATGCTTGCGCGAACTTATCAAATTCGCACCAGCCTATACACTTCATGCCAGCTTTTTCTAAACCGGTATGAAAACCGCCAATACCGCTAAAAAAATCTATAAATTTCATTTATCTTTTTATCCTTTCAAGATTTACACCGGCAGCCAACAAGCGGTTTCTAACAAATGTATACGATACGCCATATACGCCCGCTATTTGCCGCCCGCTATTTGCCGCACGCTTAAACCTTTTTCACGCAATGCGACCAATGCACTTGCTTCAATTTCTGGGTATACCGGCTTTCGTTTTATTTCTTTCCTTAACCCTAGCGCGGCCAATGCTGCATCTGCGGTTTTTCTGCTATATATACAAGCACCCAGCGCAAACCAGTTTTCTATATACGTCATTTTGCCTCCCTAATATTTACCCATACGCCGCTTGATGCGGTTGTTATTTGTCTTTATATACCCGTACACATCGCCCCGGATATCACGGGTTTCTAGTTCTTCTTTTCTGTTGCGATTGTATTTTGTGTAGGCTGCGCATGTGCTATGGCAGCCTATCACCATATACTCACAACCCTTACATGGCGCCTTCACGCTTTCACCTATTTAAAAGGGTTTATCGTTTCAAGCACTACAAAAGAGGTATTGCCGTACCCGTGGCGTTCTTCCCATTTACGAAATACCGCGGTTAATTCTTCTTGCAATTCATCTATATGTTCTTGTTTTACATCTAGTAGATAATCTTCCGACCATTCCGCTATTTCATCGTCAAGATCATATTCCGCAACATCTTCAATAACACGTTCTGCATCAACAGTTGGAATATAATAATATGGGTTTCCAACTCTAATCATCGGTACTTCTTCCGCTGGGTATGTATCCGCAAAATCTTTCACGGCATCTTCAATGCTTTTTTGCGGATACCCTACATGTTCGCCCAAACACCAGCACCACTCTTTATCATTCTTAACTAACATTTTCGCCACCTATTAGAACGGAACATTTTCATCGTTCCCTTTATCATCTGCAAAATTATCAAAGTTGCTTTCTGTTGCCGCATCATTTAAAGCGGATAACCCAACGAAACCGGCAATTACTTCCGTAACATATTTCTTTTGGCCGTCGCTATTTTCATATGAACGTGTTTGAATTCGGCCCTCTACAAATAAACGGTTTCCCTTTCGGTAGTTACCTACTGCTTCGCCCAGCTTGCCCCATGCAACGCAATTGACGAACGCCGTTTGTTCTTTCGTTTCATTTGTTGCGCTATCAATATATGTATTGCTGGCTGCTACCGTGAAC